CCATAGTTATTTTAGTAACACCTACTCTATTAACTCTACCTGCTCCTTCTGATAATGAAGGCATACTTGTAGTAACATCATTATAATTTCTTGATGAACCATAAAGATTTATTTTATTTATTGGCAGACCATCTGCACCTAGCCCTAAAGCAGGAGATGTAGTATCTAATGCATTTCTATCATCCAATATAGGTAACCATCTACTTATTTTATAAGTTTTACCATATCTTAAAGGCATACTTTTTCTATCAGCAAACTGAGAATATATTAAATTTCTAGTTGCACTTTTAACACCTGCTCTATCATAAAAATGTTGTATAGTACTTCTACTTTTACTAGTAGCACTATTTATTTGTGAATCTGTTCCGTATATTACATCTGCCATTTTATTTCCTAATTTTAAATTCTACTCATCACTTGTTCATATAATTTATCATAATCAGAATCAGATAGAGCCATATAATCTACTACAGTATTTTTATTAACACTTCCAACAGAACTTCTTCCAGTAGCAACCGCTTGTTTCTTTTTATTTACAATAGTTTCTTGCTTAGCTTTTTGTTTACTTTGTTCTTGTTGTTGTTGAGAATTTTTATACTCATAATAATTCTTTTCTACAGCTATATAATAATCTAATAATGATTTCTTATTTCCATCTAAAGCAGCATATTTTACTGCTTCAGGATATACTATATCAAATGTTCCTGATACAACCTCTTGTTTAAATTGTTTTAATGCCTCAGGTTGTTTAAAAAATAGATTAGCGAAAGAATCATCTAATTTTTTCATTTTATCCATAACTACATCATATGAAGCTGTATCTACTTTAATTTCATTAAGTACTTCTGCTAATTGTATTTCTGCTTCTTCTTTGCCATACTTAGAAGGTACATATTGTACATCTTCTGTAAGCATATCAACAGGAATATTATGAGTTTTTACTAAATGTTTAACAGCTTCTATATTACCTTTTCTAATATCTAATAAAATATTTAATTCTGCTTCAGAAATATTCTCAGTCTGTAATGCACTTACCATTTTTCTATATGGTTTTATTTCTTGCATTTTTTTAGTATAATCTATACCTTGTGAAGCTAAAGTATATAATTCATTGATATCTCTTATAGGTATTTCAGTACCTACAGCTTTTAAAGGTTTAAATTTATAGTTAACACCTTCGTCATTATTTTCAACTACATCATCTGAACTCTGTTCATCAGAATCTTCAGAATCATCATTAGAATCTAAATTATTAGAATGCTCTTCGGAAGCTTGTTCTATATTTTCAGTATTATCTTCAGTCTCTGGTACATACTCATCTAAAGAATATTGTGCTATTTCTTCTTGTGTTAGTTGCTCAGGAGTATCCATTAATTACCTTCCTCATTTATATCTTGGTTCAACAATTCTTCTTTTAAATTAGTGTAGTGAACATAATCTCTTTCTACTTCTAAGAAAAATAAATTTAATCTAGATCTAGACAACAAATCTTCTACAATATTTACTCTTTGCTCTCTCATTTGAGGATGAGATAATAAACTAACTTGATCCAAAGATTTATCTTTAAGATAATGATCTAGAATTAAAGTTTGGAAATGTGGATTAGTTTTGAGAATTCTTAAACATTCTCCTAACCTAATTCCTTTATTTACTAACTCATCTTGTAAAAAATTATTTACAGTATTTGACATATTTTCTCCTAAAATTTTTTGAATTCTACTATACTATTACTTTAATATAAATAAGCTCTACAGCAAATATTAAAGTAAACCATACATTTTATTGATTTACTAAATAATATTCGTTATATGAGCTTAAAACCTTATTTAATCTTGTCTCTCAAAGTGAGGATAATCTTTAAATTTAGATTTACCTTGTTTAATTAATCCTCTCCAAGAACCACCCCATCTATTTTTTTCATCCAATTTTTCCCAAAAATCACCTACTTCCTGTAAATATTTAACATCATAAGTTAATTTACCTCCAACAAAGAAATTTAAATCTAAAGCTCTACGTTTTAAATGTTGACTGTTCATTGTTTTACTTTTACCAGTTTTAACATATAATTGTTGTTGTTCAACAGATCTAAAAGCTTCACCTAAAGTAACCATTAATCCTTTACTATTAGCAAATTGAATTAATTTAATTATATCATCTACAAATTTAGCTTGTTCTTCTATTATACTCATTTAATAACTCCTAGATTTTTTAAATCTTTGCTTGAACCAAAGTAATATCCTACTATAAGCATTACTATATTAGTTAAACCAATAGATATAGTATTAAAATTAGTATTATCTACTTCTACTCCTATTTTAAATACTCCTATAAAGCATATAGCTAAATATACAATTATAAATAATAAAGCTATTAGTGAAGTAGTATTTTTACTGAACCAAGAACTATTAGTAGAATTATTTAGTTCTACTTCTCTATTTCTAGCACTACTTCTATCTTCAGCTTCTATTTTAAATACTTCTATATCTAGTTTATTATTTTCTAATTGAAGTTTTAATAGTTCTTCTTCGTGTTCCATTTCATACTGTTTTAATTTTAATACTTCTGCTTGTGTTAAAGTAGCTTTAGATAAATCTATTCCTGTCTTTTCCTCTAAGAATTCTTTACCTTTAACTAATACAGCATTACCTAATAAATTTAAACCACTACTTAACAAAGTTCCTAAAATTGGTAACATTATTTTTGTCCTTTTAATAATTTTAGAGCTTCTGAAATAATTTTAGTTTCAGAATCTTTATTTAACTTTTCATTATGAAGTCTTTCTTTATGATCTATATCAATTATATGTTTATCTGATTCTTGTTTATACCCTCTTTCATTCATATTCTCCTCTCTTTCATACTTAGCGCCTGTATATTTTTCCATAAAGTCAAGATTCTTATTATCAGCACTAGCTGACATATCTTTAGCTTTAGCAGTTTTAAGAATATAATCTGCTTGGTTCTCTTGTATTTTAGATTGAAGTTCAGCAAGTTGAAGTTGCATTTGTTGTAGTTGCATTTGTTGCATTTGTTGTTGCATAGGATCAGGTTCAGGTTGGTATTCTTTAATCTGTTTACTTAAATCAGGCATATTTCTTAATGCAGCTATTTCACTCAATATCATTTGCATAAATGCAGGACTAACACTATTTCCTATAGTTTGTAGCATAAAAGCTAGTTCTTCAGCTTTAGTATTATTACTTTCTACTGTAGATATTTCTAAAGATATATCAATATCACCTTTTAAATCTTCCTTTTTTATAGGTACAAATTCTTCACTAGTAATACTTATAACATACTCTTCATCAAGAAATTCAGAACTATATGCTAACCATTTTCTAAGTAAAGGTTTTATTCCTAATTCACTTATTGTTTTGATAATATGTAATTCTCTTTTAGCAGTACTATCTAAAACACCTCTCATAGAAGCATTAGAACTACCAAAACTACTTGATCCTGCACCTCCTGTAAAAGCTTTAACGCCTGTTTGAGCGTCTATTTCGTGAGACATAAGTTCATAAAATGAAAATATACTATTAGGTATTTGATTATAATTTCCGTCAAAGAAATCATCTTTATTGCCTAAAAACATAAAATTATCACCATTAATAAATTTATTTAAATTAACTGGATCTAAACTACCAGCTCTAACACCTTTTTGTCCATTGTTTGATTGAACCATATTATCAATCATTCCTCTAATTAAGGCTGATTTTGTTTTTTGTAGAGGACTAATTAATTCTCCATCAGGTTCCCCATATAAATTGAAAGGATCTTGTTTATATGGTACAACTATGAAAGGAATTTCTTTATCAGGATAAGGATTTTCTTCTAATCTTATAATAGTATCATTAGTCCAAGAACATACTATAGGTTCTGTAATACCATCATTATTTATATCATAATTACCCCAATATTCATAAACAACTAGTTTTTGTCTAGCTTTATCACTAAATTTAAAAGTACTTCGTTCTCTATCCAATATACTTACATCATTTAAAGATGTTCTATCAGGATTTATACTATCTAAATTAGAATACCTACTATCTTTTTTTAATGAAGATAAATCTGTTTCATATCTATATATAACGAATTGAGATTGATTTATTTCTCCATCTGCAGTAGGATCCAGAAATATATCTTCTGTTCTAACAATATCAGCTATAGGTCTATTTTTAGCAGGTATTTGTTTTTCTACTTCATATTCCATTGGAATACCTTCAGGAGACATTACTTGTTCAACTACAGTTACTGTTTTTTCTTCATAGAGCCAAGAAGTTCTAATAATAGCAGTACCTTCTACTTGAAGAACTCTAACTAATTTATCTAAAAACTTAAATCTATTAAACTCTGCTCCACCTCTACAAAAGAAAAAATTTAATAAATGTTCTGCTTGTTTAGCACAAGCTACATCTTCATAAGTAATAGGAGTAGCTCTAACTATATCTTTAGTAGATATAAATGGATACACTAAATTTGGATGTAACCATTCAACTTGTTTTTTTATATCTTTTGATACATATGCTGATTTTCCCTTAGATTCATTGCCATAAGGATCCCCTTTATATTCTTTTCTCCACGTATTTATTTTAGAGTCCTGTTCTGTTTTATAGGCAGTAGAATCTCTTAAATCACTTTTTAAATCTTTTAGTAATAAAGATTTATCAATTTTAACATTTAACATTGTAGTCCTTATAATATTCTCTTTGACATAAAATACTTGGTTCTTCTGAAGATAAATATCCTAAGGAAGAAGAAGCCATAGTATTATAGTTATATATATCTGAAACTTCGTAAAATTTATCATAATTTATATCATTCCATTTAAGACTGCTTATATTAAAAGACATACCAAAAGGAAATTCTAAAGCATTGTTTTGAGCAACTAAAGCATTATTTTTATCTTCTAAGTCCTTCATATCTTTTGAATGAGTAGCGTACATATTATTATATTTATTGGTTAAATACATATCATATCCTACAATGGCACCTTTTAATCCAAGTGAAACACCATTACCAACAAAATAATCTATTATCTTAGTTTTCATATATTCAGCTACATTACTTAATGTAATCTCTTTTATTTCAGTTTTTAGTACTTCACTTATTTCTTTCTTGATACTAGTAGAAAGAGCTTCTTTATACCCAACAGAAGCACTATCTTTAAGTGATGTAGCTAGAAAACTTTCAACACCAGAATATATTCCTGTAGCTGTAGACACATATTGAGAGACAGTAGCTATATCTACTAGTGCGCTTTTTAAAGCTGTCATATGATTAGGAACAACTATAGCTGTTATATAGAATCCTGCAGACACTACAGTAGCATACACAGACACTACAGTAGCAGTAGTAGCTGTTGGAATACTAGCTAACATTGCAGGAGGTACAAAATATGATATAGTAACTACAAATATAATTAGAATAGCAGATTTAATAAAATTATAGCTCTTTCCAGGTTTGTGTGGACATATATTATAAAATCCTGGATTAAGTATTCCAGCTATAAATTTTATTTCATTTATATTTAATGTAGAAAAATTATTAATCATTTTTATTTTTAAAAAATTTACATTGTAACCTGATACATAAAAATTCTTATTATCATTTTGGAAAACTATTGGATCCAAATAAGTTTTATAATATTCTCCATAAGTATCTAACGGATACTGTTCTAATAAATCACTATAAGTCATTGCAGAAGCAACTTTAATAAGATTATCAGCAACTGCTCCAGAATCAGATATCATTATTCTATGAATAAACTTTAAAGAATCTAAATTTTCTTCTCTTAGTTGCCTAAATATACTAGTTAATATTTCAGGTTGAATTATTTTATTTTCTGCAAATTTTCCTGTAACACTTGAAGCACCATTTAAATCTTGTTTAGTAACAAAACGATAAGAAGTTCTAAATAATTCATTTAATCCTCTTGCACTAAATTTATAGTAATAACCATTTCTTTCTATATTTTTAGAACCAAGTGTTATTAAATTATTAGGGAGTTTTTTTATATTATCTAACCTTATATAAACACCATATGAAATAATAAATATAGGGTATAAAATATTACAAATACTATAATGTAAATCTTCTTCTACTGTAATAGTTGATTGATTTGAGGATGTTCCAGGTGAATACGTAAAATTTTCGGTAGTATTAAATAACGGAAATGCTACATTTGCACCATACTTATAATTTGAATCAATATCTACATACTTATTGTATTTTTTACCTCCTAATCCTTTTGTTACAAGAGGTAGAGGAGATTCATATGTTTTTCCTCCCACTGTCATTGAATATACCAAAGGATTATTGCCTTTATTAAACTTTTCTTTAGCTAGAGCTACTTGCTCATCAAGATAAAGAAGCGAAGATCCTGCACTTATTGCAGAAAATAAATCCATATCTACTCTAAAAATAAAAGTACCTGAGCTAGATGAATTAGCTTTATTAAAAAGTTCTAGTAAAGTCATTATGAAGTGGCATTCGTAGGATCTGGTTTATTATCATTTACATATTCCTTAAATTCCTTGATAAAAGTAAGTATAGGCAAATAAGTATTTAAATAATTAAAGCTGTTCATATCTATTACCTTAAGAGCAGTACATTTATTTGAATTATTTACAATATCTTTACTAATTTCCAAAGCTTCTACTTTACCTTTATCATTTATTTTAAAAACATTTCTATAAAATACTAAATCTTTACAATTTTGTAAAATAGAATAACCAAGTGTGTTTCCTGCAAGTTCATAAGTAGACAAATTAGGTCCATCACTATTGTCTATAATAGATTCTCCGCCCTTTCTTTGTTGATTATCAAACATCTGAGTTACATCATATCCTGTAAGTATATTAGATTCATATTTAGTAAATAAATCAATATATTCATCTATATTTTGTTTAACTTCTTTGCTAAATATTTCTTCAGTTTCTTTTACAACTTCATTATATTTCTTTTTAGCTAATTTTTTAGCATAACCTATACTTAATGCTAAATTATTTAAATCTATACTACTAAGACCTATTTCTACTGTATTACCATCTATTACCATTTCAATTGTTTTCATATTAAATCCTACTGACCGTTACTTGGGTTTGTATATAATGTATCTCCGTTAGAAAGATGTTCAGTATGTGTCTCATATCCTAAATTTCCAGAGTAAACTAGATTACCATTAAGATATACTTTAACATATGGGTTAAGAATAGTTGAGTTTACTAATGCTACTGTTACATTAGTGCCAGTTTTGGATACAGTATGTGCTAACTCTGGATCAAAAGTAGCTGTATATCCTCCAGCAGTAATACTATTAGTTGTATTACTAGTTGTACTAGAAGTATCTTCTCCAAATCCTTCATTAGGTGTGCTACTAACACAATCAGAACATTTTAATCCAATACCTACGCCTATATTATTTTGTTTAGTAGCAAAATCATTTCCTTTAGGAAAATCATTTAAATCATAATACACTTCACCTATATAATCACCTCCTGCTTTTCTTACCGTAATAGTTGCACTTCCTGAAGAAAAATCTGAAGATTTAACTGGTATATTCCATAAATCTGCAGATGTTTTATTTGTAACCCATTCAGATTGATTTATTCTATAATCATATTTAGTAGTTGGGGTAGTGTTACTAGCAGGAGAACCAGTCATTTGATGAGAAACTTCTGTAAGTTTGGTTGTGTTTTCTATGGCAGAAGTAATAACTGACTTTTGTATTCCTGACTTATTTGCAGCATAAAAAGAAAGAAATCCTGTTTCATCTCTTGAATAATATTCTTTTATAAAAATTTCTACCGTCATAGATCCACCATACTCAATTATGTATTTCTGATAAGGTATTTCTAATACAGATTTACCATCCCAATGAGTAATTGTTTCCTCATAATTATAAGATACTTTATAATGAGTAGGGTTAGTAGTAGTAATACCATTTATATCTGTAGTATGAACTCCTGTATCATCAATACGAACCGTAGAACCTGTAGTATTAGAATTACCCTGTTCAGTGGAAGTAGTAGTAAAACCTGCTTTAACAGATATTTCTTTAATTTTAATATTATTATTATCATTAGTAAGATCTAACTTTTGTACTGTGTCTTTGTTCTCAGTATAAAAACTAAATTCTTTTTTAGATGATTCAAAATATTCGTGTATAAAAATTAATACAAAAAGATTTGTATATCCAGTTTTAGGGTGTATATATTTGTTTACTGGTATTTCTAATATACTTCCTGGAGTCCAAGGAGTAAATGATTGTTCATCATTATAAGTTATCTTGTAAGTATATTTACTTGTAGTACTAGTAACACCTAATCTAGCTCCTTTCATATACATAATAGTAGCTGGATATCCTACTACTTTATCAAAGTTATCTGAGGAATTAAAATCTTTATTTATAGATGAACCATACCCAGTAGGAAAATTTGCTTTTACAACTGTAACGGAACCCCAATCCATATCCCACCCACCTGTAGTTAGTCTCCTGCTAATAGTAATTGCCACATAGTCCATAGTATTTCCTTCAGTTGATACAAAATCACTGTCATAAACCCCAATAGTTTGACTTAAAGTGTAAGGCATACGAGAAGAACTGCCTATACGTACGTTATAACTATAAGTAATACTACTAGTTGTATTTCCTGATATTTCTGATGTTGTTGGATTTGTATTATTTCCTGTATTATTATTTGTAGTTTCTGTTGTTGTTGATGTAGTACTTGTTCCTGTTGTATTACCTATTATATTTGTAATATTTCCTATAATACTAGTTGTAGTTCCTGAAGGAGTAATATTAATAGATGATCCATAAGGATTCAACCATTTTATAGCTTCATTATATAAATCTGTCATACTAACCTTATCAGTAGTGTAAGGAATTCCTGCTAAATTTGTAGTATAATTTTTAAGAAAATTGCTATAACTAGTCTTACTTATATTTTTAATATTACATTTATTCATTATTTCTTTGTATATACTATCATAATAAGCAGTATCTAAAACAGTTATAGGTGTTTCAGTTTCAATAAGTGTTGTAGTACTAATTACTGGTGCATTTTCAATAGAAAAGATATAACTTTTTTGCTCTTCTAGTTTTTCAGTATATATGCCGTCTAAATCAAAAGGTAGTGTTGTAGTTAACCCAGAGGCAGCTGGATCAATATTACTAACTTTTAAAGAATTTATAGTAAGGAAATTAGCTGATATTATCATTGTTATTCTTTATGTTAATTTAGCTGCAGCATTAACTTGCCCTGAAGCATTGTTAATAGAAACTGCTACAGAAGCTTTAGCTTGAAGCATAGCAACTTCTGTTGCTTTAGATTTTTCTAATGTAGCTATAGCCTGATCATTAGAATTTTTGCTACCTGCTATAGCTAAATCAGCATTAATTCTAGCAAACTTATAATGTATATCTGCTTCAAATCCTGCTGCAGTTTTTTCTGCAATAGTTGCTTCGTATATTTTCTTAGCTTTTTCACTATTAATATTAGATGAAGCTATTGTACTATCATATATTCTATCTATTTCTACATATTTTAAAACTTCTTTATGTGTTTTAGGCATACTGCTGAAAAAATAACCATTCATAGAATTAGTTGAATCATTAAATTGCTTAGTAATACTATGGAAATAAGGTGCAACACCAGAAACACTATCTTTAGATAAAGCAGAAGGTATTTTAAATACTACTCCTGAATTTTTAAGTAAATCTGTTTCTTTTTCAATAACAGTCATATTACTAATAGTATGTTGATTTTGTTGTAAATCATTTTCTATTTCTTTAGCTTTTACTAAATAATATCCTATATTACTGGATGGTTTTCCAGGTTCAGTAACTAAATCATAGAAACTAGTATTATCATCTGCTATAGTTTTATTTGTATCAAACTCTACTCTAGCTTTTAATTCAGCTACTTTTGCTTTAGCTAAAGCAATATCTCTATTTAAGTTTTCTATTTCTGCATTTATTTTATCTTTTTCTAAATCTAATCTATCTTTATCTAAACATAGTTTTTCATAAGCTAATTTAGTATTATAAGTCTCAATATTAATAGTTTCTTGTTTAGCTTTGAGTTCTCCT